CGAATGTGTTGCGCTGTCTAATGGCCGGTGAACCGCACCGGTACGGGTTTAAATACTGTTAGTTAACAGATGTAATCAGGATGATTCTGTACACCGAAAGACTCTGCTAATTGACGCAATTCGGTTTGCTCTGTTTTCCGCATTGAGCACCGAACCATAGCAGACAAACAGCGAGCAATTGCCCCGTCATTGCCGAGTGCCTTATGCTGTTTAAGAATCAATACTTGTTTTTGGTTTGCTTTAGTTAACATATCTAATAACCCCTAATCTAATGTAGCAACAGGTTTGTTGCATAGCTATATTATACGGTTTATTTGTATCATTACAATAGTCTTTTCTAATTATTATTATACTTTGTTGTAATATCAACCACAGTATATATAACTATACTGTATATAACTATACCTTAGTAGTATACTCTAGCAGTTATATATTAAGTAATACTTAGTTACTATTGATATATAGTCAACTATCTTTTTTATATTATACATAGAATAGGTAATAGGGGTTCTAGTAATCAATATAGTAACCATACAGTATGGTTCAAAGCGTAACTAGGGTGAAGGTATGTAACCTCCTTACATCTAGCTGAATAGGGGCTATGGGGTATCGCTATAGCATCTATAGACGTATACAGTACGGCATAGGCGTCTACACTCCGCACCTGGACAATTGGGCGAGACTCGACAGCGAGATACCGTATCAGATCAGCGCAGCTCGATCGAGTGTGTGGCCGTGGTTTGGGTTTGGGTATGCTAGAGGGGGTGCACCACTCCTTGTTCCCCCCAAATAAAATCCGTAAAGATGCAATATGTTTTTCTAGGTAAAGTATAATATATCTTTCTAGGGAATTCATATGAAACAATGTTACGGGTGTGATCAAGTTAAATCTCTTAGTGGTTTTTATAAGAACGCCGCAAGCTCTGACGGACATATGTCTAGGTGTATTGATTGCACCAAAGAGTATCAACGAGTTAAAAAGGCGGCTGACAACGCCTTAAGACCCGCTGGGTGGAAGCAAAAAACTAAAGACAAGGCTGAGTATCAAAAAGAATGGATTGCGGCTAATCCAGGCTATATGACTCTAAAGAAAAAAGAATGGTGGCAAAAGAACCGTGAGCGTTTAAAGATTAAAGACGCAGTCAGATATGCCGTTAAAGTTGGCAAACTTGTTAAATTGCCGTGCATTGAGTGCGGGGAGTTAAAAGTTGAAGCGCATCACCCAAATTATGAAAATGCTTTAGACGTTGTTTGGTTGTGCAGGAAACATCACAATGAAATTCACAACGTATGGGCAAAACAATGCGCGTAATGCTAATATCCCGATATATAGGGAGATGTACATGACAGATATACTGAGTATTGAGAAAGATGTATTGATGACAGCTAAGATACGAAGATACACCTATCCATATAAAGATATGGATGTGGGAGATAGTTTCTTTGTACCAGAGGGTAAGTTACCGACTATTAACAATGCTAACTATCGTGCTAGTAAGGTACTTGGTTGGAAGTTTTCTGCTCGTAAACAGGATGGTGGGATTAGGGTATGGAGAATCTTATGATTAACGGTGCTGCGGTGATTGACCAGTTAGTAGAGACGGCTGATGAGGCGTTTAAGCGTCAGTACTTGGATCGTGTGTGGGCGATGACTAAGATTGATATGTTTAAAGAGTTAATGCGGGTGCATGGTGAGAGTACACGGATGATGGTTCAAGCCCAGGCTGAGATTGATAACCTGAAAGCCGTCATTGCTCAGTATTCTGAGGTTAAACACTAATGGCTGATTACCACGTTGTTGATAATGGCGAGATGCTGGCTTGTGACTTTGTGGATTGTTTGATGCGTATTCGTTTGCAGGAGATTGTTGAGGAATTGAAAGGTTACATTGAGGAAGGTACTGCTGAACCAAATGAAAAGAAGGTGATTAAGGCCGCAGAGGTTATTCTTGAATACATTACTTGAACAATACCTTTATGATTTCCGCTCTGATCTATCTTTGCAGATGAGACGGGCACTTGCTTGCAAAACCAAGAAGCAAAAGATCAAACTGGCAGATGAGTGGCATAAGAATTATTCTGAACTGATGTACAGGGAGTTAATTTCCTGTGCAAGAAACAAAGAAGTCTGTGTCAGGATTTCAAACTGGGAACAAGATGGCCGCATTCAACCTCCAACAGTTCTACCACTTCTGCAAACAGCTCAAGATTGAAACCAAAGAGCAGGGCTTACGCAAGATGGATAATTTGCTAGGCACCCAGACCTATGTGATGGGCGAGATTGCCAAAGGGTTGGAAGAGGATATTCACTTCTTTACCATCCTCAAAGGCAGACAGTTAGGGATTACCACGATCTCTCTGGCACTTGATCTCTACTGGCACTTTATTAACCCAGGCTTGCAGGGAACGCTGACCACCGATACGGAAGAAAATCGGGATATGTTTAGGTCAACGCTTTCAATGTACATGGAAGGTTTGCCCAAAGAGTACAAGATACCGGTGTTGGCGCATAACCGTACTCAGATGAGTTTGAAGAACCGCAGTCGGTTGTTTTATCAGGTGGCCGGCACTCGTAGCAAAGGAACACTAGGGCGTGGAAAAGCAATCACATTCCTACATGGGACTGAAACTTCATCATGGGGTGATGAGGAAGGACTTGCTTCACTATTGGCGTCTTTGGCTGAAACCAACCCAATGCGAATGTACATCTTTGAATCTACTGCCCGTGGATTTAATATGTTCCACGATATGTATACCACTAGTAAAAGAGCACGCACGCAGAGGGCGATTTTTTGTGGCTGGTGGCGTAATGAACTGTATTCACTCGATCCACTTGGCCAGACTTACAAGGTTTATTGGGACGGTAAACTAACCGGTGAAGAAAAAGAGTGGGTGCGAGACATTAAGAAACTCTATGGCGTTGAGATCAACTCGCGCCAGATAGCGTGGTGGCGTTGGAAACTCTTTGAAGGGATCAAGGATGATTCTTTGATGTATCAAGAGTTCCCGCCTACTGAAGACTACGCTTTTGTGATGACAGGAACGTCTTTCTTTTCTAACGCGAGGTGTACAGATGCTGCAAAGGCCGCCAAGAAACGATTACCCGATTATTACCGATACTCCTTTGGGGCAAACTTCCAAGACACCACCGTCCTCAAGAGTACCGAACGTCTTGCATCTCTCAAAGTGTGGGAAGAACCAATTGATACAGCGTATTATGTTATCGGCGCTGATCCTGCTTATGGCTCTTCTGATTGGGCTGACCGTTTTTGTATTCAAGTTTATCGTGCATATTCAGATGGACTAGAACAAGTAGCCGCCTTTGCCACAAGCGAGATGAACACCTACCAATACGCTTGGGTCATTGCCCACTTAGCCGGTGCCTACAAGAATTCCACGTTAAACCTTGAAGTCAATGGCCCAGGCCAAGCCGTCATCAACGAATTACGCAATCTCAAACGCCTAGCCTCCAACATGGGCAACCAAATGGGTACAGACCTGATGAACGTGCTCGGTAGCATGACTTCTTACATCTGGAGAAAGAATGATTCGCTTGGCGGCTTGTCTCAGAGCATGGGTTGGTTGACAACCTCGGCTACCAAAGAAAGAATGCTCACCTACATGAAGGATTACTTTGAGCGCAACATGATGGACATCTGGGACATGGACACCATTGAAGAAATGAAGACTGTGACCCGCGATGGTGGCTCAATTGAGGCCTCTGGGCGCAACAAAGATGATCGGGTGATAGCAAGTGCCTTGGCAGCCGCTGCTTATGCCGAACAAGTCCAGCCACAGCTCATTGGCAGACGTATTTCTAAGGATGTTTCTAAAAAACAACAGGAATTAACGCCTGAAGAAGTCGCAATGGGTAGAAACGTCTCTGATTACTTAAAACAGATAGGTATTTACGGTGCGTCCAACAACCATTCTTAAAACCGACCTTCTACGCATCATTAAACGCTTTATTGCGGATGAAAACCGTGGAATATCGCTCAAACTGTTTGCAGAGGTTGCCGGCATCTCTTTAAGTACGCTGACAGACACTTTTCAGAAAGAATTGTATCCAGTAACCGAATATGTGCAGATTCGCGTCTCAAAAGCCTATATTTCTTGGCAAAAGGGCGAAATAGCCGTCATGCAGAACTGGGACAACACAAGATTTACCGAATACCGCAAAGTTGCTAAACCTCGCTTGGCAAGAGGGTATGGATTACAGGTTGTAAATGGCGAGATCAAAATGAAGTTAGGAATTGTTAACAAGGCAGACTACAACCACAGTCTTGCCGACCAACTTGATAGGGGATAAATAATGGCTCGTATACTTAGAGATTACAAATGTCAGGAACATGGCTTCTTTGAAGGCTTTGAACCTAACTGTCCAGAGGGGTGCGGTGATGAATTGGTTCTACAAGTGTTTCTTAAAAGCCCTGGCTTTGTTTCAACAAAGTCCAAAGCAACCGATAAGAACCTCCAAAGTCTTGCAACCGAATTTGGAATGTCTGACATCAAGTCCACCCGCACAGGCGAGAACCAAGCCGGTTACCTCACCCGCAACAACAAGTTCAGCGAAAAAGAATACGCGCAAGCCGAAAAGTACGCCACACCTAAAAAGCGTGGCAGACCCCGTAAAGACTCCCAAGTCCAACCTCAATCGCCGCCGCCGCAACAAGAAGCCCGTGCCGGCGATTCAGCAATCTGGGGCGGTGGTTTCCAAGGTATGAACATGGCCTCAGTCTTGGCTGGCCGCTTTGGTCAACCGGTTAAAAATGAGTCCGTGGGCTTGACACCACGCGATGCGGGGATACAATCAGGGCCAAGGGTTGATCCCCGTGCGACAATGCAAGACCCACAAAATCTGAAGATCAAAACATAATGCGTATCCCACCAAACAATGATGAGCGCGAGAGTTTCTATCTTGACCTGATGGAAAAGTGTATGGTCTCGCGTGAAGAACGCAAAGCCGATTACGGAACCCTACGCTCTTATTATCTGTTTGGTGCTGGCCCTGAAGAGCCACCGGCATACTTCAACAAAATTCACCCGCACCTAGATCAGCTCACCTCATTCCTATATTCCGCTGAAAGCACTCGGTTTTCAATTAACGTGGGTGCTTCTGTTGCTGAGTTTGAACACCGCAAAGTGCCACGCTTGACTATGGCGCTTAACGATGAGTGGCTGAACTCCAATGCTGACCAAGTGTTTTCTACGGCGTTAACTTGGTCGCTGGTCTACAACACTACCTTTGTCAAACTGGTTTACAACCAAGGGATTCATCCCTACATGATTGAACCAGGTGCAATGGGTGTGCTGCGAGAAGACACGCCCTACGTTGATCGCCAAGAAGCCATCTGCCAACGTTATTACATCACCCGTTCTGAACTCTATGCGCGGCTCTATTCTCACCCAAAGCGTGAGCAAATTGTTTCACGTGTAACAGGCAACATCAAAAACACTAGCAACGATGGGGCAGAGGGTGGTGATGGTGTAGCCCGTATTGTGATGTCGGCCACTAACCCAACCATCTACGGACAGGTCAATATGGACTTGTACGGGATGAATAAGTACCGTGCGCGACTGTCTGAAGAAACCATAGAGATGAATGAGCTATGGGTGTGGAACGATGAGATTGAAGATTACCAATGCGTCACTATTGCCTCACCTGACGTAATTATTTATGACCGCCCAGGCTCTTCCCTGTTTCTGAAGGGTGAGCATCCTTTTGTACAAATCTGCCCAAACCCCCAATACGATTACTTTTGGGGACAGTCTGAAGCGCAAAAGCTCATGCTCTTGCAAGCCCTGCGAAACAACCGCATGACTGAGATTCTTGACCTGTTATCCAAACAAGTCTCGCCTCCAACTTCTTTGACCGGCTTTACTGGCATCTTGGATGAAAAGAATTTTGCACTTAACCGTGCGGGTGGTCTGTTGGCAAGCGATATGCCAAACGCTAAAGCCGAGCGTATGGGGCCAGAGATGCCAAGCAATCTTTGGGAAGTCACCCACGAAATTGACACAATGTTTTCTGAAGTGTCGGGAATTAGCAACGTTTTGTCAGGCCGTGGCGAGTCAGGTGTTCGCTCACAGGGTCACGCCAGTCAACTCGCCCGTTTGGGTTCAAGCCGCGCCAAAAAACGCGCATTGATTGTTGAAGACAGTCTTGAAAAAGTAGCCACGCTTTATCTTAAATTGATGCAAGTCTACGACCCTACGCATTTCAAAGACACAGAGAATGTGCCGTTTATTGCAGAACAATTTACCCGTGATTTTGTTGTTAAGGTTGATGCTCACTCTAACTCGCCAATCTTTACGGAAGACACTAAAGAATTGGCGTTTAGCCTCTTTAAAGCCCAAGCTATTGACAAAGAATCCTTACTTGATATGCTAGAGCCTCCGATGAAGCAATTGTTGAAAGACAAGTTGAAGCGGCGCATGGAAAAGGAAGCCTCACAGCCTAAACCTGAACCAGATGCTAAAAAGGAAAAGTAATGGCTACAAATGTACAACCCAAGGCAGATCAGCCGCGAGTGACTACAGAGTCATTAAAACGTGGTGAACAAAGTCCAAATTTGCAGTATCGTGTATCAACTAAGAGTTTTGACCGCAATACTACTCCGCGAAACTATGGCAGGGCAGTAAGAGGTTAAGTAGGATACCTGTTCAGGGTATAAAAGGGGTTGGCTGCTTTCCCTAAAATTTGGTGGCCGTCATTCTTTAAGGAGTGCACTATGCGTAAATCGCGTAAAGGCCGTAAATCACGCAAGTAATTTTAGGGGTTAAACCCTAAGATTATCGTGTAGCCGATAAGTCCTGCCGAGGGTCGGGAACCAAAAAAATTACTCCTCCTCTTGACAAACGCGTACAGAGGATTATTCTGTCGCAAATTACTTAGGAATTTGACATGGCTGTCCCACCAGATCAGTTGATGGCGTTAATGAAAAGTCAGAAAGATTCTGCCACACCAGGCGGTCTACCTCCGACTCCAGAAGGTCAAAGTGGGATGTCAGAACCAAGTGCGCCTCCAATGGCAGCACCTATGTCAACGCCAGAACCCAAGATGGGCAACCGCGAAGCAGCGTTGATTAACGTGGGCATGGCAATGGATTTGCTTGAGCAAAGTCTGCCGGCTCTTGGTAGCGAATCGCCTGAAGGACAAAAAGTTCTTTCTGCTATTCGCACCGCTTCTAGCATTCTTGGTCAGCGTAAAGGCAAAACTAACGAATTGCAGCAGTCGGAAATTTTACAGTTGTTGCAGTCATTGCCACAGGCCGGTGGTGCATCTCCCGAAGCCAAAGCAATGTCGGCTGCTCCCCCAGTACCAGGCATGACACCTCCAGGTGCGCCGCCAGCTCCTCCTCCAGGCGCGGGTGGCGGTATGCCTCCACCTCCAGGCGGTATGCCCCCAGGTATGCCACCCCCACCAGGCGGCGGTATGCCGCCACCTATGTAAAGGAATCAAAATGGATTTATTTAAGCCACGCGGTGCCTCGGCTCCCCGCAACCCCACCGATAACAACCAGAAGAACGGGCAGATTGTTAACACGCCCCGTTATTCGCAATTTGGTGGTTTAACTGGCTCTGTGAAAGCAGGGTACAAAAACATGATGAACTTGTCTCGCCCAGGCGATACCAAGAAAGTCATCTAAGTAACTAGGGGATAAAGATGAGCTTAGAAGACGTATCAATTGAACAGCGTGATGAGTTAGCCAATCTAGCCAAACGCCTTGCGGATAACCCTGCTACGCGCAAAGAGTTTTTGCGTATGACGCAGAAGATTAACCCTGACATGGTGATCCCAGAGTTACAACTTGAGGATTACACAGAAAACAAGGTTAATGCTGCTGAACAGCGGGTCATGCAATTGGAAAACAAACTGCATGAGAAAGAAATCCGTGAGCAACTTGATCGTAAACGCCGTTCTTTAAAAGAGAGTGGCATTGCTCAGACAGACGAAGATGTTCAAGCCATTGAGAAAATCATGCTTGAGCAAGGTATTACAAGCCACGACACGGCTGCACAGCATTGGGAATGGATGAAGCAAGCAGCAACGCCTACTCCAACTGGATACAACCCTAATATGATGAACAAGTTTGATTTGTCAAAGTATTGGAAAAATCCACAAAATGCTGCGCGAAATGAAGCGGCTACTGCATTGCAAGAGATTAGAAACCAAGGTCGCAGACCTATTGGTGTTTAATGTTTAATGTTGGGGATAATTTTTTCAATCAAAGGAGCCTGCTATGCCTATAGGCGGCGGTATTTTACCAGCATCAGGTAGCGCACAATACAACGAGCTTACCTATGTCACAAGACGGGCGTTTATCCCCAAACTTGTGGTACAGCTATACAACTCAACCCCCCTAATGGCTGCTCTGATTGCAAACAGTCAACAAGCATCAGGTGGTGTGAGCCAAGTTACAGTCCCAGTTCAGGGCGCACAGTTTGTTAATGCACAATGGTCTGATTATTCGGGTTCGTTTACCCAACCATCAGTTCAGCAAGGTGCGTTTAACGCTGAGTTCAACCTTAAACTGATGATTGCCCCAGTACCATTTCTTGGTATGGAAGGTGCGGTTCAACAAGACTACGCAATTATTCCTCTGATCGAAGCGCGTATGAATGACGCGACTAACGTGATGATGGATGCAATGGCCACAGCCTTGTACACCAATTACACTAACACCCAACAGTTTATTGGTTTGCCAGGCGCAATTGACGATGGCACAAACCTGACAACTTACGGCAACATCAACCGTACGACTTACACTTGGTGGAAGTCTAAAGTTTATGCGGCCGGTAACGTCAACCCAACCCGTCAAAACATTCTTCAGTACATTTCAGGCACCGTTAAAAACGGCGCAGAAGTGCCTACTTTTGGTGTTTGCGGTTTTGGTACTTGGACGTTGTTGGCTCAAGACTACGTTGGTCAGGAACAATACGTTATTACTCCAGGCAGCGGGTTTGATAGTGATGGCAATGGGCCACAAGCGGCTTTCCGCGCTTTGATGGTTGCAGGGGTGCCAATCTATCCTGATCCATACTGTCCTGAAGGTACGGTCTATTTCATCAACAGCAATTATTTAAACCTCTACATTCACGAACAAGGTTCGTTTGTGTTTACCGGCTTTGAATCAACTTTGCCTAACTGGCAGATTGGTTACGTTGGTGCGGTGCTGATGATTGCGGAATTGGTTTCGACCAAGCCCAAGTCGATGACCCGTGTGTCTGGCTACAACTTAATCTCGATCTAAGGAGAACAGTCATGGCACTTGGTTTAAATAAAATCCTTATTTCAGGCGCAGGGGCAAACACTCCTGGTGCGTATCCACAGTACACCTCAATCTCTGCAAACAATACAACGGTTTTGGTTCCTGCTGGTACGTTCTGGTTGTTTCCAACCGCCAACGTTACGATTGAAGCTGTGTCGGCTTACAACACCAACACTGCTTGTGCAACGCCATCAACATGGTCTACCTTTATTGCAAACAATACTGGTGGTTTTTTTGTGTCTGACGGTGTGAACTTTCGTGCAAACGTTATTGTTGCAACGAACACCACAATCACTCTGGCAACTGTCAATGG